TGTTATAACAGTACTACTTACATCAAGCAACGGAATGTCCATCACATAAAAAGTATCAAATCTGTTCTCAGCCATTTCTGTCGCATACTCTGTGAGTGGGACATGGCGAATACCAGGAAGAGCCAATATACTCATAGGAATGGTGGTATCTCGCAAGATGTCCAGAGACTTTTTATAGGCGGAGACCGTCGGGCCTTTGCCTTTCCCTTGAGCAGGATCGAGATATTCTCTTCTAACTGCGTTGTCTGTAAAGAGTGATTTGTCTCTATTAAAAATATTTACACCGTCGAACCCTCCCTGCAGTGGGAATGTGAACTTAAGGTATTTGCCTGTCGTGCTATTTTCAGTCACGCTCGTAAGGTCTCTTTTGGCATCTAAAAGACGAGAAACTTTTGTAACACCATCAGAGTTACTCATTGTCTTCACAGCCTTCCCGGTTCTTCTATAGACAGCCGCTGACCACTCGTCTGCATCAGGGTAGCTGTCTACATTTTCAATTACTTCTATGTTCTCCAAAGTAAACGAATTCCTATTGAATCTATCAGCATCGAGGACGCAACCGCCTAGATCAGGTGCACCATGATTGTTTCCGACCCAGGCGTTCTGATAATCAGTGTGGTAATCGGGCATATATTCAACAAGGCCTCGGAGTAATTCAGAATTCACTGTGGACTCATTTGGAAAATCCAGCTGCGTCTTTCTTTCATATTGAACGCCCCAGGTTAAATTGCCTTCGACCTTTCCTGTTGATGAGGGCCCGGTATCGAGTGGGTTTATGACCTTAATGTTTTCTCTCATAGGAACAGGAGGTTGTATCACTCTGGCGACGATATCACTCGAAGCGTCAGAAAGTGAAGTTGACGGATTTCTTTCTCCTGCATTTCCACTTTCTCGAGAGAGCTGTCCGGATAGAATAGAAGACCTGTAGCCCGCTACGTTTGAAGTTGACCCCGATGTTATTAGATGGTTTAAACCCCTAAAGCCTATAGGCAAAAGTGTTGTTGGAGTTGTGCCCAGGTCGATGCTAGGATCCATCTCAACTCTAATATACTGTGAAACGCTAGGATACTTTCCTTCTACGATTATCTTTTGACTTAGACTACTATCAAAATTAAAGAAAGTGTGTGTATCACCGATTTTCTTAGCAATATAGTTTGGACTAGATGGATCTAGATTACAGTTGGCGAAGGTCTCTAAAGATTCAACTGCATCAGAGAAAGCCCCAAATAAGATATCTGGTTGATCGGCTCTCCTGACATGCAGGTCAAATGTTCCGTAAGGATTAAAGTCTTCATTGTTTGAAGCGTATATATTTGAGATTGTTATCTTTAGAGCGTCCGAGCCTGCGCGGCCGTCGTCTAAGGTGTGTATTCTAAAAAGATCTTGTCTTTTTCCTGATACTTTGTGACCTGTTACAAACGGAGAGAAGGCAGTCGTGTACCTGTTTTCGAATCCTTCAAAATTAGGAGTGCCTACATGTGTACTAGATGTTGCCGACCCTGAGTTTCTAAAGCTTCCAGTTAGTAAAAAAGCTGTCTCATACTTTACATTGACTGTTGCACCGTCTACCGAGGCTTCTCCGTCGCCTTCGGCTATGGAGAAATTGCCTACTATTCCCGATCCTGTGGCTATTGCATGTATCATATCGATTGGATAGTGAGTATGCAAATAGTGGCCGGCTTTCTGTATTTTTAGTGGGTCAGTATTAAAGACATTCCCAAAATACTCAACATCGGCGTCGCCAAGAGGATCGAATGATGCTGTTATCGCATTGTTCCATAGATCACCGTCACCGTTAGGAAGAACGTTTCCGGTGGCGTCTTTAATAGCTGTGAAACCGTTTAGTATCATTATGAATCGTTGTTTGTCGCCGGTGACTGAGTTGATGTCTCCGAAAGCTCCACCTCCGTCTCCTGATCCTGCTGCGTCGAATTTTCCGAAAGAGACACTGCTAGGCTCATTGTTACCCACAGTATCAGACGTAAGCGAAGGTGATACTCCGGAAGGGACCATCAAGATGCCTCTCAAGACCGGAATTGACCCATTCTTTGGATCAGACTTCGCATGGTATCCTAAATTATCCATTCCGTGGATAATTCCGGCGTCGCTAAAGTATGTACTTCCTGCCGACTCCGACATGAAGCATCCTAAGAAGTATGTTTTTCCAAGAGGTCCATTTTCTCCGGCTTGAGAATTTTTGGCGATAAACCCATTGTTTTCAGAAAGTTGCTCGTCTCCCACTACAAAGCCGGCCTTGTCTACTCTTCCGGCGTTTTCTCCTGTGCTTTCTCTTTTTTTGCAAGTGCCTGCGCCCAAGGTCCTTATGTAGGTCCCGGTTGTGCCAGGCTCTCCTATCCACGCTCTGACCGCAAGTGGTCCAAATCGCTCTGAGTCAGTTGACCCAAAAACAGACTCAAAATGATCAAAAGATGAAAATCTTACTGGAATAAATGCGGGGCCTCTTCTGGCAGGGCCAATGATTGTGGCGGCGCTGGTTGTCGGTTCAGTAAACTGTTGCGCGTGAGGGGTATCTTCGGACCTCACTGTAACTGAAGGACTATTGTAAACTGGCATCTCTAACTCCTAGCGGCTATATACTCTACTTATCATCTAGATGAAGGTCGCTGAGGTTGGTATTCATCCTATTCTAATCTTACTTGTCGATTGAAATTATTAAATCATCTAAAATTGAATAAAATAAAACCCCCAAGTGCCCAAAACACAAGAGGGTTCTAAAACAAAACTCTTAAGACGACGAAAGTCTAGTACTGCAAGACGCAGTTATCAAATCTTATTGTCAGAGAAATCTCTGTCGGGTCTGATGCTCCGTAGTCTAGATCTCCAAAAGATGCTGCAGTTAAGAAGGCACCTTTAATATCCCAGAGCTCAACAACTGTTCCAACTGGATCGAGAAGCTTAAGCTGACAATCGCGCTTGTAGAAATCAGCATAGCCGCCGCGGCCTGAGACTGATTCAAAGTGAGTTCTTATCCATTCCATAACCTGCTGGGCTCCTGATGGAGCAATTGGGTCGTGAAGCGTGCAGCTTAGTGCGTCAAATTTAGTTTTTCCTGCGACATATCGCGTATGATTGATGTAGCTTATTTCCTGCTCTTCTGTATTAATAGTTGGACGAGCAGCCGTCTTCATCAAAAATGCGTCAATACCCTCAATTGCGAAGACCCAGCGAAACTTTCGCTTCGGCTCGAACTTGTTGGGTAACATATCGGTAACTGGTAGTGTTTCTGCCATTTTTATCTCTCCTTAAGAGTTTAAGAGTTTTACCTATCTAAGTATCTCAATTCTGCCTTTTTTAGATCTCGGCGCCTGCATTTGTTACGACAAAATCTAGGCTGATGAATTCTACGGCACGCGTGGGTTGCAAGTAGATCTTGCCCCGGATGGTGTTATTTTCGACATCTGCCTGTGTTGTGGTTGTTGTATCAATCTGAACTTTAAACCGCTCTATTCCTTGCTGGGCCTGGATTCTTGAAAGAATTGGGGTTACTGCATTTGAGAATTTGGTGAGCGTATCCTCTCTATTTGGTTCGAATAGGAGGGTATTTGCAACGCCTCGGACTGATCTTCTTACTTCAATCAGGAGCCTTCTAACATTAACTCTATCCAGTGAACTTTTGTTCGCCAAGAGCGTCTTTTGACCGTAGACGACAACTTCAGGGGTGTGACCGAAAGAAGCAAGTGGATTAATGTCTACAGCGTATAGTTCGTCAAGGTTTGCTTGATTTAGCTTCACTTGGGACTCTAATACAGATGTTAATCCACCTCTATTGAATCCTGCAGGTGCATACCAAGGATGGGCTATAGCGTCATTATAGCTCAAAGCTCCTAGAACAGCAACTGAAGGCGGACACTGGACATTCGTCTTTGTAGAAGGATCAGTTATTACCACGTCGGGGAAGTAAGCTGCTCCGAATGATGAGTCCATGTTTCTATTAGCAAATCTAGTCACTGTGTTAGAAACATTAATTATTTGATCAGTTGAGGAGGTTACGTATGAGCTAACAGTGTCTTTTTCCTCAATATCCATTATGTAAAGTGCATCGAATCGGCGCTCGGTCGATTCGACAGCGTAGTCTGTAATAGATTCATGCCTGAGGCCTGGTGTTGCCAAGACTTTAATATCGACGTCTGATTTCTCTTCCATTACGTCGATTGCTTTTCTAAGAGCTGCTACTGTTGGTCCCTTAATGCCACCCTGGTTGCTCGAGTCATCCATTTCTCTTCTTACAGCATTATCTCTGAACTTTGCCTTGTCTTTATCAAAGACGTTAACACCATCGAAACCTCCCTGAAGTGGGAAAGTGAACTTGAGATACTTTCTAGAAGGAAGATGGGCAAAGTCTAATGCCGGATCAATAAGCCTGGAAGACTGGCCAGCGGTTCCAAAAATATCTGTCATTGTAGAGTTAGCTGTTCCGTCTCTACGATAGGCTGCAACTGCCCACTGTTGAGGATCAGGCTTGCTGCTAGTATCAGTTATTACTTCGATTCTTTCTAGCGAGAACAGGTTATTGTTAAATCTATCAGCATCAAGAACGGCGCCGCCAATATCTGTTACCCCTTCATTATCTCCGGCCCAAACGTTCTGATCTGATTCAAGATGGTGTGGGAGATATCTTACAAAGCTTCTGATCGACTCATCTAAGACTTCGAGGGCATTTGGTTCTGATAGGTTCTTTTTCTTTTCAAACTGGATTCCCCACGTAAGACTTGCATCTGCTTCGATTCTTTTTCCAGATCCTCGTGAAATATTGTCTCTCATAGGAATTGGGAACTGTACTACGTTTTGGAAAGAACCAGAGAATGAGTTCATCGCTAAACGAAGATGATGGTCATCTGGGTCAATCGATCCTCGGCTTACGTGGTTTTGACGAGCTGATTCTCCGCTTCCAGAAAGTGTTCCTGACAATACTGATCCGAGGCCACCGGTGTCGCCTGCGGCGCCTGATGTCACCATGTGGTATAGGCCTCGAAAGCCTACTGGAAGTGCTGAATCGTCTATGGCACTTTCGTCTAGAGCTTCTGATGTTTCAACTCTAATATATTGTGACATATTAGGATATATTCCATCGATGACCAGCTTTTGGGCGCCTGCCTTCTTATCGAAGTCATAAAAAGTATGTGTGTCACCAATGGCTCTAGCAATGTACCTATCACTAGATGGGTCTAAATCGATTCTATTGTACTTTTCTAGAACTTCTGGCTTTACATCAGAATCATCAAACCTACGTACAACTAGATCAAACGATCCAAACTTTCTATTCTCATTCGTTGAACCAATAATGTTCTCGATTGTAATTTTAAACGTGTCAGATCCAGCTTGTCCGTCATCAAGAGCATGTATCCTAAACAAATTCTTATTTTGGCCGCCGAACTGCTGTGATACTACAAAGGGCGAGAAAGCTGTTCTGAATCTATCTTCGAAGCCTTCGAGGTTGATATTACCTAGAACTGTAGAAGATGACTCAGAAGAATCATTTCTTGACCCTGAGGACGGTAGGAGAAAAGCTGTTGCATATTTCTTGCCTGCTGATCCGTCGTCTTGACCGGAGCCTCTGGTGTCATCCCAGTATGTCGCACCTGATCCTGTTGGAACTGCAAAAGATTTGTGTATCTGATAGTCTTGGTATAGATAATGTCCGGCTTCTTCGATCTTTGTAGGATCGGTATTGAACATATTCCTAAAGTTATTTGGAGCATCTTGCTCAAATGATGCAGTGATCACGTTAAGGTATCCATCAGAAACCTTGTGACCGTTTAAGAGCATTACAAACTCTTGTTTATCACCAGAACCTGTTATGATATCGCCTACGGCACAGCCTCTTTCAATACCTTCCTGCTGGTTGGCAACGCCAGGTGTTCCTTGAGCTAAGGCACCTTTCGAGCTGAGCGCAGTTATAGATGTATTGAGAGTTGGCACGACCCCAGATGGGAACATTAAAATTCCTCTTACAATTGGCTGTGCTGTGACGTCATGGCCGGCAGTAAAAGAATCCCCAACGGCGATATCATCGGCAGACATATTCCCGTCTGCGCCATTCTTGGCTATAGTAATGGTTGTATTGCCTGCTTCTCCGCCTGTGTTCTGTGTTATTGTTATAACATTGGTGTCGACAGCGGTTGCAGTAAAATCGTCATGGAGGCTGATGGCAGCGGCGATAGCGAGGGCTTGAGCTTTGTTGCCGGCGGTATCACCAGAGAGGGTGTTTCCGGCAGCAAACGTTCCATCCGTGGAAGCACCAGACGTTGTGGTCATGGCATTGGCACTAGCATGACCGGTAATTGTGACTGTATCACCACCAGCTGTAACAAACGATATTTGGGCGTTGTTTGTGATCTCGCCGGCATTGAGGATTGTTACTGATGCTGTTGCTCGGAGGGTTCCTTTTTGTATTCCTGCATCACTAAGAAATGAGCTGCCAGCAGATTCTGACATGAAACACCCGAGTACAAAAGATCTTCCTAGCTGCCCTGGGCCTGTGGTTGAATGTGCATATGGGTTTGTTCCAAAGTTTCCGTTGGCCTGGACCTGCTGTGACCCCACGACAAAACCTGCACTGGCGACTTTTCCTGATGTTGCACGTGCCTCAGCATTGCCTATGCCTAAGACTCTTACATACGTTCCGGCTTGGGCATTCCTCAACCACTCATGCATTGCAAGAGGCCCAAAGGCCTCTCCGTCTGTATTACCGAATTTTGATACAAAGTCTTGGAAGGTCGCGACTGTGACTGGCACAAAAGCTGGGCCTCGACGGGCAGTACCAATTACACCAGCGGGAATACCTGCTGGTTTTCTTTTTGATGGCTGGCTGAGATCTATTTCTCTAGTGCTAACAGCCGGGCTTAAAAATGTTTTCTGTGCCATTGAATTATATCCCGAAAATTAATATACAGCATGGACTGGAGCATTAAATCTCAGCACCTGCATTTGTTACAACGAAGTCTAGACTGATAAATTCTACTGCACGTGTAGGTTGCAAGTAGATCTTGCCTCGGATGGTGTTATTTTCGACATCTGCCTGTGTTGTGGTTGTTGTATCAATCTGGACCTTAAATCTTTCTAGACCTTGCAGCGCCTGAATTCTTGCGAGAATTGGGGTCACAGCATTTGAGAATTTAGTAAGTGTATCTGCTCTGTTTGGTTCGAATAGAAGAGTATTTGCGACGACCCTTACCTTTCTTCTTACTTCGATTAGAAGACGCCTAACGTTGACTCTATCTAGAGAGCTCTTGTTCGCCAAAAGGGTCTTTTGTCCGAAGACCACAACCTCAGGAGTGTGTCCAAAAGAAGCAAGTGGGTTGATATCTACTTCATACAATTCGTCAAGGTTTGCTTGATTTAGCTTCACTTGTGATTCTATAACTGACATCAGAGCGCCGCGGGTAAATCCTGCAGGTGCATACCAAGGATGTGCCACAGAGTCATTATAACTTAAAGCTCCTATAACAGCAACTGAAGGCGGACACTGAACATTTGTTTGCGTTGACGGATCAGTTATTACCACGTCGGGGAAGTATGCGGCGGCAAACGATGAGTCCATGTTTCTATTAGCAAATCTAGTCACTGTGTTAGAAACATTAATTACTTGATCAGCTGAAGACGTGACGTATGAACTAACAGTGTCTTTTTCCTCAACGTCCATCACAAAGAGCGCATCGAACCTTCTCTCAGTAGAATCTACAGCGTAATCAGTGATCGACTCGTGTCTAAGGCCTGGTATTGCTAAGACTTTAATATCGACGTCGGACTTTTCTTCCATTACATCGATTGCTTTTCTAAGCGCTGCTACTGTTGGTCCGGATGTTCCGCCTTGATTACTAGAATCATCCATCTCTCTTCTTACAGCGTTATCTCTGAATTTTGCTTTGTCTTCATTGAAAATATTTGTCCCATCGAAGCCTCCCTGAAGAGGGAAAGTAAACTTGAGATATTTTCTAGAAGGAAGATGGGCAAGGTCTGTTGCTGGGTTTAGCAGACGAGACGCCTGGCCAGCATTCCCGAACACATCAGTCATGGTCGACTCTGCTGTACCATCTCTACGATAGGCTGCAACTGCCCACTGTTGAGGATCAGGTTTACTATTAGCGTCAGTTATTACTTCGATTCTTTCTAGCGAGAACAGGTTATTGTTAAATCTATCAGCATCGAGGATACTACCTGCGACGTCCTGCGCGCCTTCGTTGGCACCCGCCCAAACATTCTGGTCTGATTCGAGGTGGTGTGGCAGATATCTTACATAGCTTCTGATCATTGGATCGAGCTTATCAAGTGCGTTAGGCTCTGAAAGATTCTTTTTCTTTTCAAACTGGATGCCCCATGTAAGGTTCGCATCAGCAGTCTTTTTCTGACCTGTTCCTTTTGAAAGGTTTTCTCTCATAGGAATAGGAAACTGAACCAGATTTCTAAATGAGCCTGAGAAAATGTTTTTCTCATCCATCGTGTGGTGATGGGCAATACTAACATGGAAGTTTCTCGCAGATTCGCCAGACCCTGTAATTGATCCTGAGACCACTGCACCGAAACCAGTAGCATCGTTTGAGCCTGATGTCACCATGTGGTGTAGACCTCGGAAACCTACAGGGAGGGCTGAATCGTCTATAGACCCATTATCGAGCTTGTCTGATGTCTCAACTCTGATGTATTGCGACTTATTAGGGTACACACCGTCTATTACTAATTTTTGGCCGCCGGCCTTCTTGTCAAAGTCATAAAAAGTGTGTGTATCCCCGATAACTCTAGCAATGTATCTATCACTAGCTGGATCTAGATCGATCCTCGAGAATTTTTCTAGAACTTCCTTATTTCTATCGGCATCATCGAACCTGCGGACTGCGAGGTCGAAAGATCCAAACGTTCTATTCTCATTCGTTGAACCAATGATGTTCTCGATCGTGATCTTAAAGGTATCTGAGCCTGCTTGGCCGTCGTCGAGTGCATGTACTTTGAAAAGGTTCTGGTTTTGTCCACCAAACTTCTGTGATATTACAAAGGGCGAGAAAGCTGTTCTGAATCTATCATCGAACCCTTCAAGGTTGATATTACCTAGAGCTGTAGAAGATGTCTCAGAAGAATCATTTCTTGACCCTGAGGATGCCATTATGAAGCACGTACCGTATCGCTTGCCTGAAATGCCGTCTTCTTGGCCTGAGCCTCTGGTGTCAGCAAAATGAGTTGCGCCGGCGCCAGTGACGACTGCGATAGTTTTGTGAACTTGGTAGTCTTGATAGAGGTAATGCCCTGATTCTTCGATCTTAGTAGGATCGGTATTGAACATATTTCTAAAGTTATTTGGTGCGTCTGGGTCGAATGAAGCAGTTATTACATTTAGATAAGAATCTGAGACTTTATGTCCATTCAAGAGCATTATAAACTCTTGCTTTTCGCCTGACCCTGTCAGGATATCACCTATAGATGTACCTCGCTCTATACCTTCAGCGGTCTCAGGAACTCCTGATGCTAGTGGTCTGTTGTCAGAGGTGATGTCAGTATTGAGTGTTGGAACAACACCCGATGCAAACATCATAATTCCTCTAACAATAGGTCTTGCTGCACTGAAATTATTATCATTTAGTCCAGCGTCTGCAAACACTGTGGAACCGTCTGCTTGCTTCATATAAGCAGCTAAAATGTAAGTTCGTCCAAGCTGCATTCCGGTGTGTGCGTAAGTATTTACACCGATATTCCCGTTGGCTTGTGGGAGCGCATCGCCTACTATAAAGCCTGCATTTGTGACCTTTCCTGAGGTGACTCGTGCTTTACCGTTTCCAACACCTAAGACTCTTACATAAGTGCCGGCGCGCTGGAATCTCATCCATTCGTGCATGGCAAGTGGGCCAAAGGCCTCGCCGTCGGTGTTTCCAAACTTCGCCACAAAGTCTTGGAAAGTCGCGACTGTGACTGGCACAAAAGCTGGTCCTCGACGGGCAGTACCCACTATTCCTGCAGGAACTCCAGTAGGAGTAAGTGTTGTTGGCTGGCTGAGGTCTATTTCTCTAGTGCTAACAGCCGGGCTTAAAAATGTTTTCTCTGCCATTGAGTTATCTCCTGATTAATCTCTAATAGTACTTATCATTTACTCGAACGACACACCGCTATTTGTGATGATAAAGTCAACAGAGATAAATTCTACTGCTCTTGTCGGAACAACAACTATTCGTCCATTCAGTTTGTTGTTTTCTACGTCAGTTGATGTATTATTAGACTCGTCCATCACCACCTTGAATTGCTCAATTCCGCTGTTAAGCTGTATTAATGCCAAGAGAGGCACAACTTGATTAACAAATTTTGCCCTTGTAGCGGAATTGTTCGGCTCGAAAAGAATTCTATCGGCAACTCGTACAACTTGTCGTTTGACCTCTAGCATGAGACGTCTAACGTTTACTCTATCTAGAGCAGACTTCGCCATTTGAAGTGTTTTCTGTCCGAAGACTACATAGCCTGCATTTGGAAACACAGCAATTGGGTTGAATCTGGCATCATACAGAGTGTCTCTATCAGCAGAAGTTAGACGATTTTCTACGTTACGGACGAAGTCCAATGCGCCTCTATTAAAGCCGGCTGGAGCGAACCACTCGTACTTGTTGTTATCGTTATAGGATAGCACACCTAATGCTGCAACAGAAGACGGAACCTTAACAGTCTGATTATTGATAGGATCTTCAATAAAGACATCAGGGAAATAAGTGGCCGCATAGTTGTTGTCAATTGCTCTCGACTCAAACTGCTCGGAAGTCTCTCTCACATCAACACGAGTTGAAGAATCATCATATAGACGATTAACATCTTCGTCGTATCTCAGAGAGTCCATAATATAGATGGACATTGAGTAGTCTCTATTCTTAGTGAGAGCATGATCTGTTACGAACGTGTCTCTTACACCCGGGATTGCTAAGATGTGTATATTGGAAGCAACCGGGTCAGTCATAATATCAACAGCTCTTCTGAAAGACGCATTTGAATTTGCCTTTCTTCCTTCGCCCATGACGTTGTCACCGTTCTTAATGGTTGTTCCACCAGTAGTAGACAATCCTATGTCTGGGTCGCCGTCAACAGCTTTTCCGCCTGTGTCGACTGAGAATACTCTATCTCTGAAGTAGAAAGCATCTTTATCAAGGATGTTAACTCCATCGAAGCCTCCGTAGAAGATATTTGTAAACTTCGCGTACTCAGTGAATCTATTGAAGAGGACTGAGCTCGTATGAACCAGCGATGCCAAAGTAAATCTGTTGGCGCCGGCTGTTGTTCTATCATCGACAGTGTACGTATTTCTATCGGGTGTGCCGTTTCTAATGTACGCAGCTTCGAGCATATGCTCTCTAGAAGATCCAGTCACGGCTGCAAAGATATCACTTAACTTGTTGTTTGAAGTAGTGTTACCTAGAGCGACTCTAGCCAGAGTAAACTTATTCGCGTTGAATACGTCTGCTCCAGACCCAGTAACGAGTGCATCAAGTTTCTTAATTCCTTGGAATTTGGTATAAGCACGTATGAGTGGGTTGACACCAACACCTCCATTTGCATTAAGAATAGCTTTTGCTGCGGTACCAGCTGCTTCTTTTGTTGGAATTGATATTGTGTTAACACCCCAGTAATATCTTCCATCAACTCTTTCGTTTGTTCCTGGTTGACCAACCATTGTAGGTGTGGTATCACTGTCTGCTTCGCCTCTTGTCACTTTAAATCTAAAGGGAAGAGGTGGAACCAGAGATGCCGACATTGGATTGTGTTGCGAAGAAGAGAGGTTGTTGATTCTATTTGTCTTCGCTGATCCGTAAGTTCTGCCGTCAAAAGTCAGGGCTGATCCGCCGCCGCCACCTGTGTTACCCTGTGCAAGCATGTCACTTGTCTTAATAACAGGGACACCTCGGAAACCAAATGGAAGTGCTGAGTGTGGTATATCTCCACTCTCTACAGAAGAATTCATCTGTATTCTGATTCTGGAAGAGAGGTTAGGATATTTTCCAGAGATGACCAGCCTTCGCTCATCCTCGTTTTCCTGGTCAAAGTCGTATCTGACTTTTTTGTCGCCTACCATTTTTGCGACGTATCTTTCAGACCTGGGGTTTAGTGAGCACTCAGGATATCTTTCTAGAATTTGTGTATCTGTGTCTTTGTCATCAAAGGCTCTTATTTGAACTTCAAATGTTCCGAAATCATCGTTCGGGTCTGTAGAGGCTCTAAGGTTTGAAATAGATACCTTGAACTTTTCGTTACCATAAGCACCGTCAGAAATTGTCTCGAAGTGAAAAAGATCGAATTCTCTCTTTCCGAAAGGCTGTGAGATGAACGCAGTGGTTCTTGGTGTTGTGTATCGTGTATCGTACCTTCCGAAAAGGTCGTTGAAAACAACGCTAGTATCGCCAGATGTATTAGAATGACCTGCAGTTCCACTTAAGATAGCAACAGTAGCAGAATCATCTGTGGACTGGACAGGTGCGAGTTCATGCTCAACTGCGAAGTCGAGGTAAAGAAGGTGCTCCTGCTCTTGAAACTTAAGTGGGTCTGTGTTTAGAACCTTGGAAATATAGTTTCCATCTTTAGGATCAAGAGAAGCAGAAATAATTCTAATTCCCGCCTGGCTTTCATCATTAGCCCAACCTGCACCAGAAGAAGAACTAAGAATAATCTTAAAGTACTTGCTTTCTGTGAGTGTGCTGCCAGCTATAGCACCGACCTTAGCAATATCATACGCATTACTATCGGCTGCGGTCGTACGATACGAAGCATAGTCAGTATTATAGTCCATCACCTCTAGCTTGGTGCCGGTGGCGACGAAAACAACACCTCTGACAAGAGAAACGTCTCCGCCAGCGGTAGCCGATATTGAGAAAGAGGGGTTATCAGTAAATACTGGATACGCCGCTGTCTCATTGGTTGCCGGTGTGTGTTGTGCACATATAAACCTTACATCTCCGGCACTTCGGACATCACCGTGATATCCACCGGAGTCGCCAAGTTCTACAGACCCGCTTAAGCGGAATCCTGCATTTTTGACTATGCCTTTGTTTGTAGTATTGGCAATATCAGTTGCTGTTTCATTTGAACCAGCTCCCAAAACCCTTAAATAGGTACTTGCGGTCCTATGTTTTAACCATTCTCGAACCGCGTACGGTCCGAATCGATTGGTATCTAAAGTGCCAAATCTTGTTTGAAAATCTGCGAAAGTCCCGACTGTAACAGGAACGAATGCCGGACCTTTCTCAGCAGTTCCAATTATTCCGGCAGGTGTTCCTGTAGGTGTTAATTGTTTTGCAGAAAGGTCAATTTCCTGTTCGAAAAAGCCAGGTGAACGAAATGTTTGCTCAGCCATCATATCTCCTAGAGCGATCTATCCCTATGATAAGTATCATCTTCATATCAAAAAACTATTTAAGAGACTCGCGTAAAACGGTCTCTCCTTTTCTATTTGTCCTTGTCTTAACATGCAACTTTTTTTGTACTTTTTTTCCAGTGAAAGGATCATGATCAATTTCAATTATTTTAGTTCTATTGTCATCTGAGGTTGATCCCCCTACAAAGTCTCCGTTGAGATCCCTATTTGTAACCTGTGATGCGTCTCTTAGACTAAATATCCCCCGAGAATCGGAAGCTGCTGTAGAAGGCCTTCCAATTGTCTGGCCAGGTAAAGGTTCATCGACTGTTCTTAGGTCATCTAGAACGTAATCTCCGGCCTCCGAGGATACAACGCCGTTGGGGCGTTGGATGTCAACATCCTTATCCATGATGAGAGAGTCAAAAGAAATCTGCGGCGCTGATACAAATCTTCTTAAAGTATTTTGCGCGCCTGGATACGTTGATCCTATCAAATAAGCTGGAACTTTTATTTCAAAAGAATACCGCACAAGGCGCTCGGCGTCAGTAAAATCATCAAAATTATTGCCTGCTGTGAGCTCTTCTCCGACGTACCCTACAAACCAGTAACCCTTAGGTGTCTCTAACTGAAAGGTTCTTTGAGAAAAGGATTGATACAGCGACATCATTGAGTTTATCATGTTATTCATCTGGGACGTGTATTGCGCCCAGAAGGTCACTTCGTATGTAGCAGTAAAATACTTGGGAGGAGGCATTGTGATTATTTCATATATATTGCTTCCTAAACCACTCTGAATCCTCTTGGTCCTTCTCTCAGACATACCTGCTGCCAGACCTGATCGTCTTGAGGCTAATCTTCCGGGGGATGCTTCTTTTTTTGAATATTCTAGCTTTTCACCGGGAGATGCGTCGATTCCGCCCTGCTCGATTGCATTATTAGAAACGAGATCGTCTGAGTTTTGAATGGACTGCTTGTTTATGAGCCTTTGATAAAGAGGATCTTCTGGAGAGAGCTTTTTTCTTATAGTCATTGGAACGTTCTGTGCAGTTCCGGCGCCCATGGTCGCGGCCTGTGTGACTCCTGTCCTCATAATAGAGACCAGTGGGAGTATTAAAGCACCAGACTTATCTCTCAGCGGCTTTTTTCTTCTTAATACAGCGAATCTTTCACCGGTGGCAAATATTACAGGAGCACTTCTCGTGCCCTCTTTGTGCTTATATGTAAAAGGAAGCTGATTATTGAATAAGTCGAACAGTGCTCTATCGACATCCTCAACTGTGCAAGATGGGATCTCTAAGTCTTCCGGGATATTTGCACCTTCGTTACCTGTGGTGCTGGAAAAAGAGTCCGTTCTATTTTTATAATAACGTGTTGACATTCTTAACAGTCCTCATCGCCATAAAAAGATGAATCTATGCTCGAGATATCTCCTTTTGATGATACCTCTGCCGGTTTTTCTATCGGAGCGTCCAGCTTTCCGTCTTCTTGTAACTGACGTTTATCTCCTGTTTCTCCTAAACTGTTCTCAGAAAATCCTCGCTGTTGAACGAACGTATCCTGAACAGCATCTTCATCCGCTAGTCTTTCGCTGGTAGGTCCGACGGGGGTTACGTCTATCTGTCCCATTCTTGCCTGCTTACCAGTAGCCTTTACACCGATGCTGTGCTCTATCTGACCGTAGATATTACTCTCTACCACAACACTGGTTATTTCAAAAAAAGTGTCTCCGTAGCTAAAGTAGTCTCCTTCTCTTACCTCAATCTCTCTATCTAGCAAGTCTCTCTCATGAAAAAATACGCTTATTGAATAAGATGACTCGCTTCCGAATTGATTAGTTCTTATTTCTTCAGGTTGATATTCTACTCTTGCTTCTATTTCAACGGGCTGATCAAAGATTTTGTTAGGTGATTCTTCGTAAACATCGTGTACGTCGGAGAGATCTTCTCTAACTCTATAATAGTATACTTTTTGGCCTGAGATATCTTTTATCACTTCTTTAGTTAGATCAGAGATTAAATCAATTTCTCTAGGTGTTACAAAAAGTCTTGCCATTTATTTAATCAACCCATCACTATTGCGCGGCCATTTGGGATCGGAATGCCTCTTAGAATTCTCGTAAGATTTTCGCTTGCTGAGGCTTCATCTTCTAGCATTTTGCTGTATGTCAGCTCTTCTAACATTTCAGCTAGCTTTGTTTTGAGGCCGGCGACGTCTTCTCTTCCCTGGCTTAATAAATCGGATCCATTTAAGGTTAAGTCTGCGCCAGGGATTGGGACAGAAGTAAATTTAGACCTTATAAGCCCAAGCAATTCTTTACAAAGTGCGAGTGCGTACTGTCTTATCCATTGGCGTCCAATTGAATTTATCTTATCAAATGTGAGTCTTCCATACGGAATATTTGAAAGATTACTTACACCCTCAATAGTTGCGTCTGCAAAGCTTGGGTTCATCGGATCTGGTGAAAAATGGACCCTTACCCACAGATTTTTAGGATCATTTTGAGTTGGCTTAGGGTAAATTCTTATCTTTGTTCCTACGATCTTATAAGAGTAGTTACTTCGTCTTATGCGTTGGGACATATCTAATTGTCCGCTTCTTAGTACGTCTTCAAAAATAGGTAAGACATAAAAAACTGTCTCAGGTGTGAACGACTCAAAGCTAAACTCATTATTTAAATAGTTGATAGCAGAAGTTGTATCAAAAAACCTATAAGCGGACATCGGACTATTATGAAAAACTTCCATCACCTTAAGCTTGCTTTTAGGATTATTTTCTGCTCTATCGAAGAGTGCTGTTCCGTCACCGTCTTTTAGATCTGTGTACAAATCGTAGTCTTGCTGGTTTTTTACTAGAGCAATAGACCCTGAAAGCATATTGTACGAACCACCCATACCGGCTTCCATAGAATATGGTTCTGCCCTTCGAAGCATGAACTCTAGATTTTCTCTTGGAAATTTTTGCTCAGATCCGTCGAGAGATCCAGTAGGGCCGCCCAAAAGATTGGCCAATTGTGATTTTGCCTGATACTGATTTATTATTGAGCTATATTCTAAAAGTGATTCTTCTAGGCATGCCCAGATTTGCTTCTTTGTGAGCTCAACTGACAGTATATCATCGCCTAACTTACGCTTTACAAATGGCACAATAGCGTCTGCTTCTTTTTGGAAGTCTATAGACGAGTCAAAAAAGCCAAACGGTGTTGGGCTTAATATGTCAATAAAATTTGCCACTAATTTTGCTCCACCGATTCTAACTATCTATTTGATGTTTAAAAGATTTGCCTAAGACTATTGATTTTGATCATCGATTTGTCTATTCAGACAGCTACTCGTCTGTAGCAATAACAAGTTATATCGTATCAAAAATTGTCACCTCCAAAATATATTTTAAAAATTTTAAAATTTTTATGAAGACTAAGGCTCGTCAATTAAACTGTAAGACCTGTGCCAGAACAGTGCAGACAATCAACGACTCTTAGCGCCTCGAGGAGGGCTGTTGCTTTTGGCCCTGAGGACTTCCAGGGTACAACTAAATCGGCCACTTCTTTTCCGTCTGACTCATAGACTCTCGAGACAGTAGCGATCTTGGCTGTGTCTGTCTCTCCTACCCACATTACTTTATCACCTACCTTGATAGAAGACTCTAGAGATTTCTTCTTAGGAGCTTCCGGGGCAGCTTTTTTGGTTAGTGCAGGTTGGGCTGGGGCTGCTGCTGGCTTTTCTACTGCTGGAGCTGGAGCTGGAGCTGCTGGCTTTACTACTGCTGCTGCTGGCTTTGCTACTGCTGGAGCTGGAGCTGGAGCTGCCTTTTTTGTCTCTGTTGGTGTCTTTGTTTTCTTTAATATGGCCATTTGATTCTCCTTTAAATACTTTGGCTTACATAACTCTCAGTAACCATACATACGCAGCCATTGTAAATTGAACAACAGCAAATATGGTCACCGCTTTAGTCTTAAATGTTTTTAATTCTTCTACGGCAGCTGCCATCTCCTTCATTTGAGTAGGAGACGCAACTTCGTCTACTTTTTCTTTCCACGCTTTAAGTTCGTCAACTTTGTCTTCGCGAACTTGCATTTTTGCAATTTCTTGTTTTACATTTTGTACTTCATTTCTTAGCCCTTCGATGCTGTCTGAAAGTGTTTCCAACTCTTTTAGTACAAGTCTTGAGTATTCGTTCCACCCATTTTGTTCACCATTACCACTGTTGGGCATTAGTCTTTCTCCTGTATTAACATCTTTAGTCGGCTGGACTTAAGACCTTTTGTTGCTAAGCGTCTTATCTTCTTAGTATCAACTTGCTTCTCTTCAGAAAGTTTTTGTATATCTTCTAAGATCGAAAGTATTACAGCATTAGATGTAATGTCCCAAGCAATTCCGGCTACACCTACGATTTCTTTATTGTCTAACCTTCTTGGAACAATTGAAACATAAAATATATTTTTTTCCTGTGTTACAAATTGTTGAACTGATTCTCCCTTTAGAGCTAGCTCATGTGCCTCAAGGCACATTCCCTTAACAACTGGGCATAAGAATAAATCTTCTAAGCTAGTAGAGGCACCACATATTAGGCCATTGCCTCTTTGAGAAATTACGTTTCCTTCCTTAGACACAGACCACATTGTCACTGGTAAGGGGAAATTTTTAAAAAAATCCTCAAAAAGTTGTAGGTCTTGTTTGATTCTTACATCTCTATCAGACAAGTCCTCGACAATTGTCCTTAGAGCCTTTAATCTTTTTTTGCTTTCTAAACTCATATCGTTACATAACTATGTTCTTCTGAAAGAGTTAGATCATATTTCCTATTGCGACACTGAATTATCAATGACTAGTTATTAAGGGCGTTCTGCAGCTGTTATTTTGTTTAGTAGACTTCATAAAAAAAAGGAGACCCCGAAAGGTCTCCTCACAAAACGTATGTTTTGTCATTTTACTGCTATGCAATAGCTAGCGTTATAGTATTATAAACTACTTAAACGGCTTAGGTAAACGGAGTCGCTAGAGTAGCACCGGAAGAACACATATTTGTTCCAGATATTTGCCACTTACTGTCAGTTATGCAAGTGTATACCCAGTGTGATCCTGCAAGTCCACCCGTAGTAGTCTTATTCGTTACAAGCTGATGATCAGCAGCAGCAGGAATAGAGATACCAGTTGTGATAACATTGTCGTTATTGTCAATATGTGACCCTAAAGTTGCAATATCAACAAGCCTTAAAGCTCCAGTGAGCGTATCAGCGTCTGAAGCTGCATTAACTGTGTAGTTATTGCTTGTTAGAGCAGTTTCAACATAAAACTCGTACCTTAGGCCGGGTGTGGCTGCTGGTAGCGTAACTACAATCCCGTCCGCTTTATTGAGTGTGAAGATTGTTCCGGACTGGCCAGAAGTCACCGTATATGTAGCGGCGGTGATACTCTCAACTGGAACTTTAATGTTAGGGCCGGCGCTAGCACCCATACTGGTGAGATCCATTCCTGACCCAGTTGATGTAACTAGACCCTTATCTGATGTAAATTTTACCTTTGGCATAATCTTTCTCCTTTTTTTTAAAAGTTTGTTGCTCCCAATGCTTCCGATTCCCTGTGGGTGTCAGGTGATTATATAAACCGGACCTGATTTTAAATAGGCTCTGAGGCTGAAAAGAAAAATAAAAAGAGTGCTCTCATAGAGAATCTCTCTTATTAACAGCAAGCAAATCTTTTGTCTTAGTTTTTGTCGCCTTGCTTATAAAAACTAAAGTTTATTACAACGCGGGTACTTTCGTCTGTGCAGGTAGAGCCTCCGTGTAGGAGATTACACGGAAAGGTAATTAATCTATTGGCCACACTCTTAATTTTAGTTCCATCTTCAAAGTGTGTATAGCCATTATTGGTATTCATATACAGAATTCCTGTGGTGAGTACTTCTTTTTCTTTTTTAGTAAAATCTACATGCAGACCGTGCTCTATGATTTTTTCAGTACGGGGCAGACAGTTAGCTTTGATCTTAAGTAGTGTGGTGATGTCTAATGCTTCAACAATCGGAGATAATGATCTCAACCACGGATCCTCTTGTATCATTGATGGACTGCCAGCGAGTGAAGATGCTATTACTGGAACTCCGGGATATAAAGTGTGAACAAACTGAAATGTATCTTCTCCCTTGTCATAGGCTTTGCCATTTACGGCATTGTGATAGAACCAGGCAAATTTATTGTTCGGTCTTACGAAAATGTCTTGCAATGCTTGAAAATATGCTTCATCACAAAAATCATCTATTACTTTAATCATTTTTCGCTCTTGCAGCCCACCGGTGAATCAGCTATGTGCTACATTTTAAATAGGTTCTGAGGCTGAAAGGGGAAATAAAAAAGGCGCCTCCGAAGAGGCGCCTTAGTCTTGATTAAAACAGAACCTAAATTAGATTATGTTCATATCCATACAGGTCACTGTACCGTAGAAGTCACTTCTAACCATCTTCTTACCGTAGCGAGTCATGACACCCTTACGCGGGGTGAAGTCCTCAGGAGCGAAGATCGTTGGAGTAACGATAAGCGGAACGTACGGAGCGTAGACGTAACCAGTCTCAAGGTAGCTACCGCCCTTGTACCCAACAAGAACCTTGTTGCGTGGGAAGTAAGGATCCTTATAGACCGTGAAACGACTGCTCAATGTACCGACCTTGTCAGCACCGAGAACCATACCACTAACCTGTCCGTCACCGTCAAGGCTGTAGTTTGGCTTGTACATCACTGAAGCCTCCAGGATAGTAGCAACATCAGGTCCTACGACGATGAAGTTGGCGCTGCCGCGGAGAGTCTTACGGTGAATCTGGTTAGCAACATCAATGATGGTCTCAACCAGTGTCTCGTACCACTCACGGACTGTGCCTCGGAAGCTCGGTCCTGGAGCCAGCGAGTTGGAAGACACTGCTTCCTTTGCTGTTTCCTTATTAACGAACTTACCTGGTGCACGTGACCAGTAGTAGTTAGCTGCCCCAGCCTGTGTGAGAAGATCGTTGAGAATCTCACGATCGATCTCTAGAGCAATTTGCTCCGACAGGATCTGAGTTAGCTCGACCTCTGCGTCAAGGCTGTGATAAGCATTCAAGTCCTGAGCAAGCTCTGGTGACCAACGAGCACGTAACTTACGTGTTTCGGCCACGACTGCGAGGGATTCCACCTTGATATCAATCTCTGGGATCGATGGGGATGGGTCCGTACCGAAGTCTGACTCAAATGCGGGAACCACAAGGCTTCCACCGTTAGCTGAGACTTGCTGAGCTGAAACAGGGAATGAAACCGTATCAATGTTTGCCTGCCCACCAGCACCACCGTGACCGACGCCCATAACGTTCGTACCAATCCCACCAGAGATGATGACCTTGAGAACAGCGTTAGATGCACCTAGCTCAATCAGAGGCTTCGGAGTCCACGTATTGTTCACGAAAGTTCCAAGCTCATTCAAACGACGAACGTTACCGGCGACGCCGGCCTGAACATCTGCTGAAACCTGCTTAGCATGACCAGCAACTGGAACAGTCCACTCTTTGACGAGTGTAGTGTCTGAGTTTGCGAAGTCGGTGTCATCAAGCGTAATAAACACCGCGGTGTATACGTTTGTTCCAACGGCGCCGCCTGCAGTTGGCTTGCTTCCTTCAATGAGTGAAGTTAGCTGCGGATCGAACTGAAGCAGTTTTCCGTCTGTGCCTGTGGTATGCAGTGTTGCTGCTTTGTGAGCAGTATCGGTATCAATAGCTGTTGTTGAACCGAAAGAACCTGAAGCTGTGATAGCAACAGTATCTGACACGTGATGAACGCGAGTGAAACCTTGGCCGGCAAGGTCATACATTCCGCCAACTGCCTGGGATCCGGACTGAACGCCCTTACCAACAGGTGAGTTGTAGAGTGATGAACCTGATCCGTATGTTTCATATCCTTCGCCAGCAAGATTACCTCTTGTGTAATCAAGATAGAAGAGCAGTCCAGAAGGAAGGCTCATTGGCTGAATCGAAACGAGATCGTTAGCGATCAGACCACCGAATACTCTGCGAACAATTGGGAACGCAATGTTTGAGAAACCGGCCATATTGCCAGAATCCGCGAGACCCACGCTTCCGCCTGAAAGAGCCGATGACTCTCTAAGGGCTTGCGAAGCTTGGTTCTCAAGTAGGCGGGACATATTTTCGCGCTTCACGCCGTCCAACCCGCGAAGAAGACCCGTTCGGGACCACTTCTCTATTAGTTGACGATTCTGAGTTCCCAGATGTCTCTGGCGAATCCCTTCAGTCAACTGATCTAATGAAAAAGACTTAGACATTTTTTTTCTCCTTGTTGTATAAATGGTTCATGGTTAGTCTTTGCCGTACAAGCCGGCGAGAACTCCCCATCGATCCACCTCAACACCACTGGGTTTCGGCTGAGCCGAACGGGTTGATTTGGAAGACGATCCGAGCGTCCGTAATGATCCCTCTGACAATTTCTTACCTCGAGATCGTCGGGAGAGGGACTCCGATAAACTCTTGAAGAGAAGCTTAGCTTCGCGAAGGGTCTTGGCGTTATCTAGTGCCTCGACAATAGCCTTCTGCTGCTTCATTGAAAGGTTCGTGTTTTGCATAAGCTTGTTTGCATAAAGAAGCTTAGCATTAAATAGATTCATCTCGACGAGCTGCTTCTTAAGACCTGATACAGCTCGCTTATATTTGACGTTTTCTCGACGAGCCTCAGACAATCTTCGGTCTGGACGTCGTGATGAACGACGAGTGCTTGATCGACGTCGTGATTCTACGGCGACCATTGGCTTGTTTGATACGATGTCTTGGCTTCCAAGCTCATCTTCTAGTGCGTTGATAAGATCTTCCTCATCAATATCTAGAATAACATCACCTTGGACTTCACCACCACCGAATGCATCAGCTTCGTCGGCAGCCTCTTCATGGAGTCGGGTCATACGACGAAGTTCCCTTCTAAGCATCGACTCATCGATCTCGTACATCTCCTCCATATCAGCCTCACCAAGGTCAAGTGATTCTTCATCATCCTCTTCCTCAGCTGGCTCTTCAGATGGCTCAGCATCAAGCTCTTCATCGGCACCATCACCTTCTTCAGCCTCGGGGGCTAATGAAAGTTCTAGATTACCCAAGATATCCTCAAGGGCGCCCTCAACAGCATCTGCATCTTCTGCATCTGCTAACTCTGTGTGTTCCTCATCACTGAGTCCGAGGCTGAGCTCCGCTTCCTCGAGTTCGGTCTTACTCTCTTTGTATTGTTCTTCGAAGAGGAAATCGAAGATATTACGGCGATTCGACTTAGACATTTCTATTATCTCCTTAATTGTTTCTGTCAATCTACGCTCAAGCCTCTCTTGAGTCTTACATTCTGTAATTATGACCTCTGCACGCAATTTGATTGCTTCTCGTACACAATGCCATAAACTTAATTCAATTCTTCTATTCTGAGAATCATTTAATTGTGATTCCTCAACAATTCTAGTCACCTCAGAAAGCTTGTTAACCCTGGAATAAAGAGCTTCCACTCTCTCATCCAAAGTTTCATTTTTAGAAATTTCTTCACCCTTAATAAGACGCGTCAAGGCTTCCGCCATTTGGTCGCTTAAAACGAGCTCATCTGAATCTTCTTCAGTTTCTACTTCTAAATTGATATTGACGTCGCCCGTAACTTCTATCCCTACGTTGGGAGAGTTACCAGATGTACTTAAGTCTACATGGGTTTCGTCTGATTGACTGGGGCCTTGGCCGGACAGATCCATTAAATCAACACCTAAGTCTTCATCGGACATATAATCGTCCTCTTCTGACTCCATGTCTTCTAGATCTTCGCCTAAAATTCTTCTATTTACTAGATTTCTTATTTCAGGCATGACAGCTTCAACTATTCTGTTTTTAGCTGTTTCTTCAGCAAGCTCTCGAAGCTTGTGTGCATCTGCAACTGCTTCGTCATAAAGGGTTTTGTTCATATTCTCACCTTGCTCTATCAATTAAATATGTCTTTTCTTGTCGAAAAGTTTCCACTTGACAATGATTGTTTATCTGCGAGATCCTCTAGATTATCTATGGGATCATCTTCGGCACGTTCACTTTTGTGTTTTTTTAATCTGGGGGGTGAAGAGGAGTACCCTCTCTTAGATCCTGTTCTTTTAAAAGAATTTACTCCTGAGGCAAAAGAAGATCCAGAATGTCCAATTCCTGATGCATTTTTATTTTTATAAAGGCTCGGAATCGGCGACATTGAATCTCCTAAGGCAGCAATCTCTCTCAAAACATCATCTGGTCGAGCAAAACAATCGGCCAGGCCAGAGGCTCCTGCCGAAAAATAGAGCTGGTCTCTTCCTCTATCAGAAAATGGATCGTATTTCATGGGTTGAATTATTTTATAACCTATCGCTTCTTCTGTTTCTTCGTCTTCAAACTCTTCATCTTCGTACGGATCATTATCTAAGTATGGGAACGAATGCCCAGATTTCCGCAAGTCATGAAATTGATTATCTAAAGTACCGTATCCCAAGCCCTTTCTATCGTCATAGTGTAAGACTTCCATCACTTGAGTTAAGGATTTTTTCATTATGATACTTTACTGCTTAAAATCAATTGCAGTGCGCACCGTGCCGTTCTTGTCTATAAACTCGGTCGCCAGAGGATTATCAGAATCATTTGCCCGAGAAGCTGCGTGCGGGGTGAGCTCGAATCCATCTCCGGATCCGTACGGAACTGATGTTTTATCAAGGCCTCCGCCTCCAGCGTCGACGGTTGTAACGTCAGAGTAGCTTGAAAAAGTCTCTCCGACTGTCCGTACAATTGGTGAAGCCACATTAGGCGCAAAAGGAGTTGCAGGAAGCCCATCGCCGACATCGTTGACGGAGACGGGGACGTCGCCATCCACAGCAATCAGCGGCGCGCCGTTTGCTGCGTACAAGGTGCTCACACCTGCAAAGTCTGTGTTTTCGTGAGCCTCATCTGCTTTAATTGCGTTATACAACGTTAGAGCCTGGAGATATTTGAGGGATCCGTTCAAGTAGCAAGGGGTGTTTGGAAAGCCTGTCTTAAGCCTTTCGACTTTGCTTTTCCCCTCAGTGCCATCTGAATTTACCGGTAGATCAAATACTCCTTGGTTTGTTGGCATAAGATTAATCCTCGCCTACTGGGGTCCCGCCGGTGGTGGCAGGGCCTTGTTTCAAAACCAGACCATCGATTCGATCGACTGCTTTCAGATATCTGGCTGTTACATCTGGAAAAGTTGGTGGAGTTGTCGATAAGGATCCAGCAGATCCGTCAATTGGTTTCTGTGAAGGGCCTGTGAAAACAGATCCTTTGTCGACTATCGGTGAAGAAACATCTGGTCCATAGGATAAGGATGGTCGGCCGGCTTCATAAGGAAGCGAGGTGCAGGTTGGAACCTCGGCGGAAGCTGGTACATCATTGTCACTATAGACTAAAGAAACTGTTGCAAAGTCTGGATTTCCATGGGTGAGTCCGGTGGATGGTTCTGCAAGAAGACATGCATAGTTTCCAAATTTTGTCTTTTCAGTCGCTCTAGTAATTGGCGGAGCCAACTCAGTCGTAGAGTGGTAAGGAGCGTTCTTATATGCAATCTTCAGACGTGTCTGGCTAGATTGTCCTAATCCTCCTTCGTTTCCATTGACTGGCAGATCAAATGTTCCTTGGTTCGTAGACATTTTCTATATCTGTCCGCTTCCATCTTCGAGGTTGATAGTGTCGAAGTCTTGGGCAGCGATAATTGCTGCGGAGTCTGATGGGTTTAGGCCGGAGCCGAGTCCCATGCCAGGTGGTAGAGAAGTCTTGAGCAGTGTTGCGACTGACCCGGGGGTGGCTGCCGGCTGCTGAGAGTAATTTGTATATACTGTTCCCTCAGGCGCAATCGGAGAAGCCACATTCGGAACGAATGGCGTTGCCGGCAAACCATCACCGGCTACTGATGACACATTTGCTAGTATGATGTTTCCGTCGAGGTCTGCTAGGCCAGGAACATCGTTTTCATCGTAATTCAGACTCGTCAACGAAAAGTCTACATTTCCGTGCTCGGTGGCGGTGGCATTGAGATGGCCTTTAAACGCAACAGCTTGTGTGGCCCTGTCGATTATGCCTAGTAATGTCGTAGAATAATAAGGTGTGTTGGGATAGACAAGCTTGAGTGCTATCTGGTCTGACTCTCCCATCTTGCCGTCGCCATTTGGCAAGTCGAATGTTCCTTGATTAATTGACATCGGTTACCCCCCTTCTAATTAAGAGCTCTTTCCAAACCCATAGTCACCCAAGGTCTGTCCTGAAATTGCTGCTGAAGATTCTTGCGGATCCAATTGCGACCCCACTCCGGAGAAGGGAGTAGCAGAAGGTGTTGATCCGAATCCGTCAGGAGCTTCTGGCTGATCTGTGGGTGATGTACTGCCTTGACCTGGTGATGATGGATTAGGGACAAACGCAGATGCTGGTGCGCCGCCTCCGCCGGTCTCTACATCAGCCATTTTAGGAGCACCAGCATAATCAGTCTGGAATGTTCCAAAAGTGTGGCCTCCGTCGTTAATTTCTCCGTCCAAGACTGCAGCTTGATATTCTGCCTTTATCGAGTCAGCAGACAAGTCTCCTGTATAGATTGGGCTCGTTGCAAATATTGTTTGCAACTCGGTCGATCCAGCCCTTCCAAGGTCCTTGTCAGTGACAGGTGAGGATACTGTTCCTTGCTTATGAGTAGGCATTTTGTCTCCTTAAATACTTTTTGTGATTCTTTTTCTTAGCCTGGTTTTCGCAGATCGAAGTCGCTTAAGATTCGAGACTAACTTAGACTCATGGATTTTTAAAACCTTGAGATAATCAATATCTTTCTCTAATGAGTCTGCTAAGTCGCTGGCCTCAGTTTCTTCAGCCTCTACTTTCTCAATGTCGTCAATTCCGGCTAACATAGGATCTGACGTTTCGATCTGTAACTTTCTGGCCTCTTCTTTTATCATTTTTTTAAGATAATCGGAAGTCAGCTTTCTAACTCTTTTTGACATGTGAACTTCTCCTTTAAGTGTTGTGTCATTTATTAACTATTTACTCTAACGAGTTTTCTTATCCGCAAATGCTAAACTTGCCCAATTAGTTTCGGATTGATCAAACAAACTACCTATATCAACCCCTGGTGATGCTTGGCCGGCAGGAGAATTTCCTTCATGAGCAAGTTGTTCTTGAAGTGTGGTTCTGGCAGTGTCGGCTAGAATATCTCGCATCATATCATCGTTTGTTAGTGATGAAACAGCAGTATCTATTTTTCTATCAAATTTCTTTCTATGCTCGGATAGACGTTGCTCTTCTTTTTTAATTCTTTCTATTCGTTCTTCTCGGTCTGAATGAGTACTCTTTTTAGAGACTGACTTTTTAGTAGAGATACCTTCTGAAAGGATTTCCACTAAGCATTCTTTTACAATGCCTTTCAGAACCTGTCTTGTCATCTTCATCTTATCCTACTCCCAGTATGTGTTCTTCTGAAGTTCCTTCATTCTCAATCGAGCCTGTCATTATAAAAAAGTTTTTAGGCGGAATATTTGTAAGGCCTGCAACAATGGTAAAGTTTACTCTATCGGATGTAGTTGCTGCAACAAATAATTCTGTGCATCGAAGCTCGAGACGCCCAGTTTCTTTATTACCTGGTATATAGATGTAGTGTGCCTCAGTGTCAGTTTCCCCAGGAGGTGCAGTGTCTGCTGTTCCATTTGCTGTAAAGCCTACTTTCATAGCATGACCGACGGTAGGTGTATGATTATAGATCTGGATCCACCTAGTAACTCTAGGAAATACTATTTTCTTGACTGTAGTCCCAAGATCAATAATTCCGTGACTTCCTGTCACAAAAGGTGTTCCGGATGCGGCATATTCATCAGAATTTGTCCAGTTATTTGATACCCAATTTCCCATTATTCATTCTCCCAAGACAGTATGTCGTTCATTACCCTGTCTATTCTATCAGTTTTTGTAAAGTGTCTGTCGAGATCTTCTCTTGAAAAGTCTCTCCCTTCTCTCATTAAGAAGGCACCTGGAGTTGAGGGCTCTGAAACAAAGTCCCAGCAAATCAACTGAAAGTCATCCTGAACAACATCGTAGTCGCCTTCTCTGCTAGTTGACCCTACGCCTCTTGAAGAAATTCCTAGAGTCACTCCGGACTCTGCTAAACTTTGTAGTATTTTTCCGGAGGGTGTGTCTAAAAGCTCCACGACTCCAAAACATACACCGTCGTCCATATAAGCTTCTCTTATAATGTGTGATGCATTCTTCAACTCTACGACAGAAGAGTCAGGGTGATCACATTCTCCAAGGGCTCTATTTTCGGCAATAAACTTTTGATAGTTTCTTACTTCTCTCTCAAGGATCACTCTTGGGTATACTCTTCCGTTTTGATTGAGGGTATCTGCTTTTTGCAATATTCCCTTCAGCATGATTTTTCCTTCGTTACTCTCTCTCGACTCATTTAACATGTCTTTTGAGTATTCGAACGGAAGCCACTCTGTTAATAATTTTCTATTACTAGACATCTTTGTCCTCTAATTCTTTTAGTAAGTCAGATAAGATAAGTGCCTGTGATATGGACTTATCTGTTTTGTCAGGCTGATAATTCTTTAATCTCTGTTCCAGCAAAGCTTTTTTGGAATTCAAGACGCTGTTATCGCAAGATGAATAGAAAGCTTTCAGCGCATCTGAGGCTCTTTGCTTTATTTTGTTTGACTTCTCTATTACGAGATCGTCATCACCTGAGAGCGCGCTCTCTAATAACTCTTTTTGCCCTCTGTCAAGTGACGACTCATATTTCTTGTTAAATTTTTCTATCATGATATTCAGAACTAGCGGGTTGGCATTTTCAGCTTTTTGTAGATGGGGCTTATCTTGTGTGTTTGTTAGATGTGCCTCTAAGACAAGCTCATATCTGACTCTTTCTTCTGGGCTCAGACTTGTCTTTCCTCGCCACTCATTTAATAGTGTCTGAACTGTAGTGAACAGCTTGTAATTTTTTACTCTTTGATTATAGAAGTCTTTTCTACCTATTAGGTGATTGACGTCTTTGATCAAGGCAGACTTTTCTTTCATGAGAGCAACAGGATCATGATTCTCGCAGGCTTTTCTACTTTCATCTATGATTCTTTTAGCAACTTCTTTACTTTCAACATTTGTGTGTATCAATGAACTAAAAAGTCTAAACTCCTTTAAGAGTTCTGATTCTTTAGAATAATGCTTCATTAGAATGTTGACAGTTTGAGATGTTTTTTTCTTCATCCCTTCTACAGTCATTTCGCTAGCGTGTCGTACCAATTGCTCATGCAAAAGGCCGACGTTGCGCTTCTTATTATGCTTCGCCATTCGGGCCTCCATCTGGATCTTTATCTTCAGACAATAATGTTGTTCTATCTATACCTATCTTGTTCGTCATGCGTCCTAACGTCTTTACTAAATCAAAAGTTAGTCTAGGAGGCGAAGACACATGTGATTCTGAAAACGGATCTTTCAAAAAATCATTATCAAAAGGTTTGTTAGATGTATCTTGGTGCCTAGCAGTACGGCCAGTTCCCGTCATTTTTACGAAATCGGGCATATGAGTTGTTGCTGGCCCATTTCGAACTTTTCTAGACTTATTAATGGTTTGTCCAAAAGCATTTTTTATTTGTTTCTCTGCTTTTATAGGCGCATCTAAGTCTTTTATGGAGAGTCTTACTACTTCGTCGTCTATTTCTAGATCGAAATCCTCGTCATTGTCGGGATCGGAAGGCAAAGCTGTCAAAAGAGAACCTTCGGGTTTGTCAGCGGCGAAAAGATCTTCGGGGGCGGCCTCTTCTCCGGCTTCGTCTCCCATTTCTTCGGCAGGTGCCTCGTCGCCACCAGCATCCGGCGGTGCACCGGCTGGGGCAGATACGACAGGAGCAGTTTGTGCCTCTACTTCTAGATCTTCTAATTTATCCTGGACTCTTCCTTCTTTAGCGAGCCTGATCTCGTCGTCGGTCAGACCTAAGACATTCTTCTGGATCCATCCTCTGTTAACAGACCCCTCAGGTGCTGTGCCGGCGATTTCGAATCTAGCACGTATAAGCTCGAGCTTCTGTTGCTGTGCGACTGAGGACGGGTTTGAAAGCCTTAACTCAAAGTCTGCTAGATCTTCTTCAGTATACCCGTGACAATATAGATGCACCATTGCTAGCTTGTTCATCTCAGATATCACAGTTTTTTGAATTCTTTGAATAGTTCTACTGAATCTTATGTCTTCTTGTGCCAGTGTGGCTTTGGATCCCACATCTTCGTCATAGCCAAGATAAGCTTTTGGTATTTTTAAGGCAGCAAATAGCTTCTTTTGTATGTATTCAACATCTTCAATAGCAGCAGTATTCTGGCCGCCGGCTAGTGTGTCTATTCTTGTTCCTGACTCTCCGCCACGAACTGGAAGAAAATAGTCTTCATCTACAGAAAGTGGGTTATACCTTAAGTCAACTTTTCCGTTGTCTTTATCTACAACCTGATTTCTCTTTAAACTTGTCTGAGCTTGTTCCAAATAGTTTGCCACATCTTCGGGAGGAACATTACCTACGTCTATATAAAAAACTCGGCGCTCAGGAGCTCTGATAACTCTATACACCAACATCGCGTCTTCTATTAGTATTAACTGTCGCCAGATTCTTCGTGCTGACTCCAGAACAGAAGATCCGTATGGTAGAAATGCGTCGTTTCCTAAGAGTCTAAAATGAGAGACTTGCCAGTTTTCTAGAACTTGGTTACCTTGTGTTACCCACCTGAAGCGTACGGCCATTGGGTCTTCAGGGTCAAATCCGTCTTCTCTTTCCATTTCACTTATAGCAATTGGATAGGCATTAATTACGCCAAAGTCAGGATGAACATCATTAAACAAAAAGAAGTCACCGTACTTACAGAGGTTTCTTGCCCACATAACAAGATTGAACTCTACATTCAATACATCATAAAAGAGATTATCTAAGAGCTCTTGAATCTTTCTATTGTCAGAGTAGATGTGTAAAACTCTTCCATGCTCATCAGATGCCACTGTCTCTTCTGCGTAGATATCCAGAGCGGATGCTATCTCAGGTGTTCCTTCCATTTCACTGAAATCAGAATACCTGGACATTCTATCAAATGCACCATATGCAGACAGTGTACTATTATATACATCGCTGTGTGCTCTTTTGAAAACTTCAAGTGCAGTGGAGGCCTTTTGAGAAGAAACGTTTCTTACGCTTCGTTTTATTACAGGGCCTGATCTAAAAAGTTTTGTTAATCTTGTGAACAAGCCAGCTTGTTGTGCCATTTGTCATCCTCAGTGGTTAATAAATATTGTATACAAACCAAATAAAACCTAAACTATAAAAGCCAGCTCATGTCTAGACCGTCGCTCGAGCCTGATGCGGGCAGGTCTGGCCATGAGTAAGGCCTTGTTGGATTCCATCCTGTTTTTTGCCACGGTGTTTTGGCCTGTTTGTATGGACGTCCGTTTACACCAAACCCAGCTAGCATTGCTTTGTTTAGATCAGTTGATTGTTTATTTGTCTTGGGCTCGGCATCAAATAGCCAAGTTCCGATAGCTGCTGCTATCACTAAGTCATCATTCTTTCCCTTTTGTGCTTGAGCTTTTGAGCCTTTCCACACAAAAGTTTTTAATTCATCTAAAAGTCTAGAAGAGTAAAAAGTGACTGAGTTATTTCTAAGGACTTGCTCAAATTTCGTAAGAATCTGTCCTCTTGATTGAGCACTTGTTGTAAAGCCGATTTTTCCTATAGGCACATCGCCCATGTACATCGCATTAAACTTGTCTCTTTCGTTCTTAAAATAAAGATTCTTGCACCCTAGTTCTACAAGCTTCATTATAACTGCGTATCCGTACGTATTATTTTCTGGGCATATTAAGGCATCGCCGTATCTGGTGGCGGCTTCCGCCAAAAGTGATGCGAACTGGTCGGGAGGTATCTTCCCTCGATACTCAGCCACTTGCTCAGCACTAGTTATGTCTAGTACCTGAAATGTAGAATAATCCGCGGCGTCACCACGTGCTACATCAGCAGAAATTACGTATTTATTCTCTCTCAGTGCATATTTCCATACCCAGACGGCCATTTCTGGGCCCCATCGTTCCAAGGGTTGTTTTACCCTTAGGGCCATTCTTTCAAGGTCAGGTGGGTTTAAGAAAGTATCTCCAGAGGCTGCAAAGTCGCACATTAGCTCTTGAGCAATCTGCTTTCTGGACATATTTTTGGTTTCTGTCTTAAACCACTCATCGTCTCTGTCCGGGTGGACATCCCAGAGAAGCTTAATAAAATTAAATTCGTTCTCTTTGGATTCAGACTTTACACATAGTTCGTGATATTTGTCGCCAACACCGTTAGGGGTTGACAAAACAATGGCGCGGCCGCCGGTAGAAAGTGTTGAATAGAGGCCCATCCATAGCTCATCAAAGTTTCTGATGAATGCGGCCTCGTCGACAATTAATAGAGAAAGAGCCTCTGATCTACCGGCGTCGTCGGAAGTAGGGATTGCTTTTATTTGTGATCCATTACCAAACTCGACACCTTGTTTGTTACTTCCAATTACTTCTGTAAGTGTCATCCAAGGCGGCAAGCTCCTCACAGCTGTCTTTACTTTTTTAATAAAGTTCTGGGCAACTGCAAGTTTTGTTGCTATGACCAGTATGTTTTTGTCTTTATAAAAATAGGCAAGCCAGACTGCATAGCACGCAGTCAAGGTTGATATCCCTAACTGGCGAGACTTAAGAATTACATTAAATCTATGGTCCACAAAGTCTGTTAGACATTCATCTTGAAAGTCATATGTGTCAAATTTTATTAGGCCGCGGGTCGGATGTTGAATTTTGACATATTTTTTAATAAAATATGAAGGATCCTTTCCGCACTTTATAATCTCTTTGACTTGCCGATTCTTGCTCTGACTGCTCATTACATATCTAAAGATAGTGTCTGATTATATCGATAGTATGCTACTTTTCTTAGCGAGTTAGAAGTCGAATGGATCATCTCGAGATTATCTCCCTCTCCTAAGTCTTCATACTTTAATGCTTCACCAGTAGCATCTTTATAATCTTTCTTAAGATTTTTAACTCTATCTTTCATTAGCTGGCGAGCTTGATCTCTTGCAGACTCAAGTTGTGGGTTTAAAGAGCTTTCTGATCCAAAATGTACAACTGTCATAAACTTCAGCACTAAAGTGCGTCCATGAAGTGAGTATTTCAGAGAGTAAGTTCCTGATTTGCCTACTAAATTAATGGCATCGTCTAAGATTCTTGTTATTGATTCGATTGGTTGCATGTTCATACCTCTTCTATAAATATATTCATTCTAGCGCGCGCGGCCGCTCGGGTGGGTCTTATTCCTTTTTTCCAATCAACATTTGATTGGTGTTTGAAATTAGTTATGCATTCTGTGCATGATCCTTCTTGTTGTATCGATTGTAGATCTTCTCGATCTCGAGCAACATACTCACAAACATTACATATTAATTCTACCCTCTTTGTGCTAGAAATAAAAACTACGTTATTTTTGTATGATTTTAGCATCTTTACCTACCTTGCTTATTTCAAGGACATTATCGACTGAATCTTTGACAGCATCGACATGTGATATTACTAGTATACATCTAAACCACTTCTTTAGAGAGTTTAAAAATGTAGTACATGCTTCTATGTTTCCAGCGTCTAATGATCCAAACCCTTCGTCAATTATTAGTATGTCGGGTTTTGAAAGCTCTGAAACATTTGTTAATGCTACACGGATCGCCATTGCAGACATCATCTTTTCCATCCCGCTACAGCACTCTATTATTCTCTTAGAATCTCCGTAGTTAATGTAGATGTTCATGTCATTTGATCCTTCGATAGAATCAAGCTCTACTGTAAATCCGGTGGTACCTTGCAAGATACTTGCTATTTCTAAATTAATTTCGGGAAGTCTAGATCTTATTATCTCTAGCGGCACACCATTTTTAGAAGTTGCCTGTATGAAAAGGTCAAATACTCGCCATTGCTCTAACAAGTCATCGTACGCGCTCTTCGACTCTATTAGAGAGCTTATTTCTGAATGTAGAAGACCTACGTCCTCAGAGACTTTTTGGTACTTTTCTTCATAGGCAACTTCTTGATTTTTAAGATCTCTTAGTTTTACTCGGAGTGATCTTAATTTTTCAGCAGCGTCGGATGATGCTACATTTGATAGCATCTCGTTTAAAGATTTTTCCTGGAGTCTCATTTCTTCTGATGTCTTTTCTTTTTTTGACTTCATCTCCACAAGACTTATTTTTACTTTACTCTTAAGCACATTTGTCTCAGAGAGAGTGTCAAGCAAATTATTATATTTTTCTAGTTTTGTTTCTAGCTCTTTCTTTTGAAGTTTTTTGAGAGATTTTCTGGCAGCGCCGAGGTCGTCAGATAGTTCATCTATCTTTCTTTGCTTTGCTCTCAGGCTGGTCTTGGCCTTGTGAGCATTAAGAATAAACTTACACTGAGGAAACTTGTCTCCGCAAGGAACCTCATCTAAGACACTTACTTCTCTGTCTATAGACTTAAGCTTTTGCTTTTCTTTGTCTAAGCGGTGCTTGATATCTATCGTAGTTCTGTCTATGTCTCTTTGTTCTTCTATGGAAACTTTCAATTCTTCAATAGGGAATGCTTCTTTAAAAGTTTCTATTTTTTCATGCTTATCTTGCAAGTCGTCAAGCTCGCCTTTCAAAGAAGAAATTTTATCTTTTTGCATAGACGAGCGCTCTGTGAGCTGATTTACTCTATTTTCCTGCTCTTTTACGTCTTGCTCTGTGACTAGGTCTCTATCGGGTCGAGTAGCAAGAGTTAACTCTAAGTCTCGAGACTTTGTTCTTACTTTTTCTAAAAAAGAAAATATCTCTTCTCTTTCTTGAGTCTTGGCTCGAAGCTTATTCTTGGCATCGATAATTGAAACATCATAATCACGGTCTGGGACGCTTTTTATTAACTGTTTAACGCCAGCACTTTCATTTCTTGCCACTTCGTGCAAATGATCAAAAACATCCAGTTCTAAAAACTTGCTTAATACAGCTTTTCTAGAAGACGCTTTTTGTTTTAAGAAACTATTCATCTCCCCCTGAGATGCGAAGGCTGTTAAAAGAAAGTCGTCGGGGGCGCCAACAATATCTCTTAAAGTCTTTTCTGTCTCTCTCCTCTGCTCGCCGCAAAGATCTTTGATGACGTCTTCGTTTGAGTCTACTTCCATGAGGTTTAAGTGTGTTGTCGCGCTTAGCTTTCCGGCACGTGACTCTTTTTTGACTGTCTGTCTTTCAATTTTGTAATTTTTTCCTCGTTTTGATATCACAGCTGATGTCTTGCAGTGACCTTTTCTAGAATTAATCACGTGTAAATTGGATATTGTACCTCGATCTGTGGTGTTAAAAAGTGTATACATCAAAGTTCCACAAATTGATGACTTTCCAATCCTGTTTTTTCCAAAAATACCTGTAATTCCGTCTAGGGTGTTAAAGTCTATTTCGTTATCCTTTCCGTACCCAAACGTATTGTCAAACTTCAGATTTTTAATAGACCACTTTGATCCAGTGGAAGTGTCGATCTTGGAGGCCGACTTCCAGAATTTATGCACTAACTCTGTAAGTCTTTCTTTCATCCTATCATTTAAATTTGCTCTTTCATAATACAGCTCTATCATAGCAGCAACTGTGCTAGGATCTTTTAGATTCAGTCTTTTGCCTCCTAAGTCATGATCCATTGTCAAGTCGTTCTTGGGAACATCATGCTTCATGACAATTTCTGAAGCATTTTTAAACTCTTTAAGTGAAGAATAGAGCTGCTTTATTTCTCCTTGACTTATAGGAACAAATGTTCGAATTCTAAACCTAGCATAGTCCGGATATTCTTCTGAGGCATCTAATGTACTAGAAACAGATCCTTTCCAGTCAACTGTAACATAGGGTCTGTCGTGGGCCACACGGATGTGCTTCGAGCTATATTTGTCCTTAGACTCTATTTCCCAAATCATAAATCCTTTATCGGGATTCTCGCCAAAATTTTGTTGTATTGTAGAGCCGCAGTATGCGATTCTTTTCTCTCTATCAATGTACTGATGCTTGTGGATATCGCCGAGAAAGACAAAGTCCATCCCACTAAAGAAAGATTCTTCTACTTCCCCGTCCATCTTCCAGTCAATATCTGTCTCGCTTCCGGAGACAGCTCCATGAAAAAGCCCGATATTAATTTTTCCAGGAATCGGCTTTAAATTAGGCCATTCTTCTTCATCAAAGCAGCTAAAATTACAGAGCTGAATATTTTCATCATACTCAGTCGTGCCTGTGTTTTTTATTAAGTGCAAATTATCAATATTAAGTGCTCTTATAATAGGGCTTATTGCGTCTTCTCGGTCTTTGTTCATAATAAGACCGTCGTGGTTACCTAGTGTGACATAAGTGGGAGCTATGTCAGCTAGACCTCTAAACCACCAACATAAGCTATCAATTAGCTCCGGAGATATCCCTTGAGTTTTAGAGTGAACTATGTCGCCTACAATAAAGATTGCGTCGACTTTTTCTTTTCTTAGTTTACGAAAGGCGTCTTTAAATGAACGTCTATATTCGTCATGTTTTGTTAGGCCTCGCCAATGTATATCAGCAAAGTGAGCAAATTTATATTTCATATATTATATCACGGAACCGCTTCTTATGGTTCCAATCCTCTGAGTAAGCTTTGTGTAACAATTGTATGATTTAGCGCTTGCCAGGACAGATAGTGCCCTGTCATAGGTTAAGTCACCCATGTCTTTTCCTTCGGGAGCGAAGCAAACTGAGACTTCGCAACCTGCTTTTATTAAAATGTCAGAAATTTTGTATGCTTTCTCGGGCATGTCTGGGTCGAGTGAAATAATAACATCTGTTTGATTTCTTACTAGACGCTTGTAAAGCAAAGAGTTTTTAACCATGCTTGAACCTAGTATCGGAACGGTGTTTTCAGGACACTTTATTGCGTCGAACACACCTTCAACTAGAACAACAGGTTTAGAAAAGTCTACATCAACTTCATTAAAAATAACATCAGACTTTCTGGCCTTTGCATTTCTGTACCTGAAACTTCCTTCGTCTATAGATCTCGCGACGAAATAATTTATTTCACCTTCTTTGTCAAAAGAAGGAATTAAAGCATGTCTTCTGTATTTTCCAGAAGTTGCAGACATGATTCTCCATCTCATCATTTTTTCTAGCGAGACACCTCTTTTTCCAAGGTATTTTTTAACTGATAATATATCAGGATCTCTTGACTTTCTAAAAACAGGGACCAACCTTTCAGGTAAAACAACTTTTTCTTCTTTGACTTGATCTTCTGGAATGAAATTGGTAGAAGACTTAGGTAAATTAGAAATGCTCACAAGATCAGGTCTTATCTTGCTTACTAGCTTCCAGACATTTCTTCCTTTTGCATCGCAGACCCAACAATGATATCGAAAGTCGTCAAGCCTAACATGAAGCTTTTTCTTTCCTTTGCAAAAAGGGCATGATAGCTGGTAGTTTACGCCATCTCTTGCAAGGTCACCCTGACCGAAGGTGGTATCCAGAATATTCTTTAAACTTTTATAAGACATCATTCAATAATACGAATGTGCACTACTATGTTCAAGTCTATAACTTATCTATTCTGTACAGGGACATGACAGCGGCATCTGCAATATCATAGCAGCATGGGTCATTTATTGTTTTTCCTTTGCGTGGGCCTGACTTCATTGTTTTTGTAGGCCACAAAAAAGATTCAAACTCTGGTCGCTTTGACACCCAATTAAAAACTTGATCTTTTAGATTGACGTCTGATTTTCTGTCTATTTTAATGCCTAGACTGGATCTTGCATGGGTCACATTGACTAGTTCAACTGGAATTTTAAAAATATCTTCTGATAAGTAGCAGATAATTCCGTTGAACTTTGACAAAGTGGAAAGTGTCTTTGCGGAAGAAAACCCTCGACGGAAAGATTGTAGAGCTTCTTCGACGATGATTTCATCTATCTGGTATTTTTTGTGTAATTCTAGAAGAACTGCTTTGAAACACTCTGCTTTATCGTAGATGGACTTGTGTTGTGAAAGGTGTATTCCTTCAGACTTTACTAAACAATCACTCTGAGGGGCTTCTGTGTCCATCAGAGAGTACGCTGTGATGGAGGTTGATATGTCCAAACCTAAAACTAACACTAAAAGTCCATCCTTAACTTTATAACCACTCTATCTGACTCTCTTTTGACGAACGGTTGCGCGAGATGCGCGCGGCCTACTATATTTAAATTGTCATCGTGTAATTGTATACCGGTAATGTAAGTAAAGTCGGTTGCGCTCTCGTTAGAGTAATCTGATGGACGGAGTTGTCTATAGGACGGGTTCGAAGACGAATTATGAAGATTTTCGTTGACGGGAATTGATACTTCGAAAACATATACAGATCTTTCTCCTTCAAACTTTATCTTGAACCTTTCTTTTCCAAAGAATGGAAGGTGAGGTGACTTAATTAATATGAGCCCTTCATCATACATAATATTTCCGACGGAGTTCCATGTTGCGGCTCCGGACAGAGGAGTATCAGCTCTATAGATTCGGCCATGTTTGTCATCTCTTAATGTTAACGTAAATGCGTCGGCCGAGCCAGTTGGGTTTAGATCTTCCAGGACTAAAGATCCCCTCTTTATTCTATCACCATAAAACATGTTTGACACATCAAACATGACTATTTCATTAGAACTAGGGTCTCCAGTTCTTTGCAAGATCGTTAATATACTGCCAGGCGCGACGCTGGGATCTTCTGGTGATGCTCCCTGAAGATCGAAGAGAAAAGATCCTGTCCCATATTGAACACTTGCATCATCGGCAGCGATCCCCTCCGGCAAGGTCATTGTTCCGCCGATGGTTACTGTTCTAGAAGGTACAGATTCTAGTGATCTTAGGCCTGTGGGCAGACTTGCCGTAGACACCATATCTTCTAAGCTTACTAAATCAAGTCTTGTTATACCAAAGCTGTCAACAAACTTACTAGACTGATCTGATCCTGTTGATAGGAGGTTAAACCCAGGTAGAAACCTTCCGTTATCACATGGTAGAAGCGTGTAAAGTCTTTTTAGTGACGACCCGGTAGCATACAAAATATCATTGGCGGTAAGGCCTTCTTCTTGTACCTGGGCATTGATTATTGATGACGTCAAATTATGAAGTCTTGGATACTCTCCTCTAACAAACTCTCTGCTAAAGTTTTCTAGATTTATTTCGAGGCCGCCTACTCCAAACGACAGGGCGACATTAAATGGATCTTCTGACGTCCCGGTTGTATCGAAAAACGGTGTCTGCAGGATATTTCTGGGTCGTGTTTCTTGAACAAAAAACGGAGGTACATAAAACAATAGATCAGGATCGAGTGAAGTAGGGCCTTTTTTGCCAAGACTTATCACTTCTTTGTCTGTCTTGTAAGAATTGTATATCTTTATGTCATGAACTTCAGCTCGAAGTGGGTGCCCTAGTGTAATGTTTATGGGGTCTGCGTCCCCTGATCCTGGAAAGGGTGTTAGTCCCTGGTTGGCTGCAACAGTGGAGGCAAAGAATCTTGAAATTGCCTGTTCGCCTGAGTTGGTTCCTTCGTAGAAGTTTCCTACAAAGACAGCGTTGGGGTCATCAGTTGTCGCTCCGGATTGACTTGCTTGCATAACAGTCCCAGATGTTATTACAAACTCTTTGTTTTTGACCCCGTCGATATCAATAGATCCGGAGCCTCCATTCACTAAAGTTCCAGGCCAGCGTAAGGTAATATGATGCCACTCATCCTTTGATAAGCTATTATCTGTCGTTGCATAAAGGAATCCCTGGTCAGGGCCGTTGGTATGAGTAACTTCAGAAGCTCCAATATTACATAAGGACGGCCTAATATCAGCACTTTGACTTAGCTGTAGTAGAATTCTGAACTTGTCGGCCAATCCGTTAGGCCCTAGAGAAGAGCCTGTGACTAGACTTATTGCATAACATGATGACATATGCAGTATTGTTCCTGCCTTGTACTCCTCAGAAGGTAAAAGCGGGCCAAGTTTCGGTTTTATAAAAAAGTCAAAAGTAAAGCTCGAGCTGGGCGCATAATAATTCAGATCTTGATCTGCAACTGATCCTGTTCCGGCTGGGTATATTAGCGCAGACTCAGACGGGACTGTGGACGCTGTGAAGAAATTTAAGCAGTTATAGTTTGTGTAGGCCCAGTCTAAAGATTCTAATTCGTTTATGTAGTATGGAAAAAGGCACTTCTTTATTACTTGCTTGCTTTGAAAATTCTTATCTGGTTTGGCGCCCGGTATAAATCTTAGAACTTCCTGTCTTTTGTTTTGGCGGTCGCCTTGTGGGTGGTTATTAACAGCGTCAAGATATGTCTGCATTGCCGCGTCGCCGTAGCCGTCGTAAGTGCCATCGGCATACGCAGTTTGGATATCAATACGAACAGAGTCTATGTAGTTGTCGTCATAGCCTTCTTCACTTACACCAAATGTAGGATCTAGATCTTTTAAGCTGGTTGACGCGTCTGCAAAGAGGGCAATCGAGCCAGTAACTCCAGAGGAGCTTGACTCAAAAGTCTTCGTTGGGTTTGCGACCAACTCATAATTTTGAAAATTCTCAGGGCCGAGCTTTATAATTGCCACTATCTAGGCTCCTCATTAGAAGTCCAGACGAATCCTAAATGTCACATCTTTCTCATCATTCTTTTCTATTGGTCTAGACATTTTGGCTACTGCCAAAAGATTTCCGAACTGATCGTGAAGACCTACAGTCGTTGGGAATGTAAAGCTTCGCTGTGTATCTTCTTGGCCGGAGTCTATTACGACTAATTTGTTGGATGAGTCTGTGAATGTTGGATTACTGGAGAAGTTAAATTCGTCCGCAGTTGCTCTGCAGAACACCAACGTAGAATTGATGTTTGTCTGGTTTTGAAATGTTGCTGCTGTTAATGTTCCTGAAGAGAATCTTGTTGTGGAAAAGTGGTCCACGATATTGTCGATCGAAGAAGACACAAGAAAGTCAGGAACTAATTTCGCATCCGGATTACCTGCATTTGAACCCATTACTGTGAATCCTTGGGCAATGGTCGCACCCTGAGTTGTAGAAGCTATGGACATCGCGGGAATTGTTCCAGAAAGCGCTTGAGATCCTGAGAAAACTCTGTCAATGTCCAAGACAACTTGGCCTCTGTCATAGAAAATGAGGCCTACTACTTCACTTGTAACAGATGCGTTTACAATATTACCTACTGCACCACCAAAAGAAATTGTTTGTGTACTTGTAGAGCCAATATCACTAAAAATTGTAGAGCCGTCTTCGGACGTGGCGTAAATATTTGATCGTCCGATGGCGTTGCCGCCGGATTGGCAGTCGGAGGCGCTTCTAAAAATCTTTGTCGCAAATGTCTCTCTTTTAAGACCATCACGCGTGAACAACCTCTTGAAGTTTAGAAAAAGTGCTTCATCGATTCTGTTAGTGGCGTCGGTTGAATTAAAAGGCGCATAAAAAGAATCAGTAGAATCTCCAAGCAGAGTTGCAGCGTGCTGTCTGTAGATATCGACTTTCTCTCTCATCATGAGTGACTGAGAATTGAATAGCATCTTATCAGCAGTGTCAGTATTTGTTTTTGCATTCGTAACTGTACTGCCTGATTCGTACAAGCCAACAGTCATATCAAACAGTGGATTGGCTGTCTGTAATGTGAAGTCTTGATCATAAACTGTCTGATACAAAGAACTCGTCACACCTGGGCCTACGCCACCGGTGACAAAAACTTGGTAAGTCCGTCTAGTACTAGACCCAGATATATCTTCCTGAATTATATCGACAAGCTGATTTAAGTTTGTTCTTCTTGTCTTTATGTCTTCTGTGTTTATTCTTTTAAAGCTTCCGCCTGTTAGCAGTGCCATTATTTATCTCCTGACTTGTTCATCTTGTCACTCATCATGGTTTTGTAAATTGGACCTTTATGTCTTTTCTTAGACCTGACTGATCACCTATAACGCTTACTACAGTTGTTATTTGATTCTTGTTCGAGTAATCACCAAACTGCGTATATGTTGTGTCGTCTAGCGTCTTCCTCTGAAGTTTTACTTCTACATTTGAAGCATTTGTCGTAGAAGAAATTGACGTCTTTGTTTGAGAATAGGCCGCAATTCTAGAGTTGGGTTGTGTATTTATCTTGACACCCGAAGTGAGTGAAAAGAACCTATCATTGATCAAAATAGTGTAAGTCTGATCAGACAGGCCGTCTGGAACTGTCCCAGATGTTCCTATTTCTTGTTCGAACTTTACTGTGGCTAACGATTGTTCAGATGTCATCGTCACAAGATTCGTTACTGTGGTCGACGATGTGCCTCCCTCAGAGACTGTGAATTTCATTGACGGCATCTTTGAAACTAAAGGGTCTGGTAAAGTTATTAGACGATGCTTTAAAGCCTGCGTTGCCGCAGTCTGTGCTTCGAATATTGGCGTATTTTTTGCAATTTTTTCTTTTCCAACAGTTCTTCCAAACTTCTTTATGGTAGTATAGTCTATCTCGTCGTCACCAAGAGAGAAAAATGCTATCTTAAAAGCACCTTGATTCTCTGCTAAAAGCCGGCGGCCATAGTCGGTCAATACTGCGTCTATTATAATATTGTTTGTAGAATGATCTAAAAATCCCATGCTGTACCTCGCTAAATAAGTATATTGTTCTCTAGTGTTCAGTAAATAGTAAGCTTATCATCTTACGTATTTCTAAAATCTTTAAATGTTATTTCCACTGAATCGTCTTTCTGTCTATCTAAATTAATCATGTGCAATTTGTAGACAATATTATTTTCACTTAATCCTGTATGTGTATGAGTTTCTTCAACACCATCTGAGGTTGTTGATTTATAAATTTCACAATCAGAATCAAAAAATAGTCTTACTTTGCTCTTGCCGCTTGAAGTCATTACGTCTTGGGTGAGTGTTCTTACGTATGTGTTTTCGTCTAAATCTGGGTCTACGAAAAAGTTAGGATACTGCTTTGGGGCTCCTGATCTTGATACCGCCTTAAGTTTTATCTTATTTGTATCACTGTCAAAAGTTACCAAAGTTTGTGCACTATACCCAGATGATAGCCCATGCGCATCGATGGCAGCTATTGTGTAAATATACGAAGAATTTCTTGTAAAATCAATATCCTCGTAAAAAGTAGTTGTTCCGGTGCAGAGGCGGACTTGATTTTCGTGGACTTTTTCCATTCTGCCTATTTTTATTGTTGCATTGTTAAAGTCTAACTCAGCAATGCATGTGAAAGGATCATCGATTGTCTTTCTTCTAAAAACTTGAAAATATTTCGTATCTCTTTGACGGCCGACTGGATATTGCCATGTAAGTATAAGACCTTTCTTATCTGTGTAGTTAAACTTATAAAAAAGGCCGTCAGGCTCTGTGGGCGGGGTAGATTCGACAGTCTCTATAAACATTGGGTCTGTAGGGTAGCTCGCAAAAAACTGTCTCTGTTGTAAAATTTGGCCTGAGGTTCCGTCTAAGCCTGTAAAATCTCTCATGTACACAGATCTCACCATGTAATAGTATGAGGATCCATACGCTAATTCTGTGTCTATTAAGCTGGTTGCTATAGCAGAGTTTACATAAAAAGTTTTCTGAGGGTCGTTTAGATTAATATCTCTTTTTGCATCGTATCTTTCTACAATATACCCAACAAGATCAAATTGAGTCATAGGAGAAGTTGCCTGGGATTCTTTGGCCAAGGATTTTAAGTACGGAGATTGGCTTGTTATTGTCTCAAATCTTGCGTCGCCGGTTGACAAACTGGTGCCCGTCGGATCTGACTCTGCTGGCAGGTTTGGTAGATTTACAGCATCAACAACTTTTGTGTAATTCTTTACTTGTCTTCTAGCGTAGTACGTTCTAGACATATCATTACTAACAGAATGTTCTAGAAGTCTTCTGTCATACTTTATATCGAGAAGGAGGGAAGCTGCATCTTCAAAAACAGGGGTTTCTACGTCAACGCCTAAATCATTTACATTTCTAATATCTGTGGACGTATTGAGATCTATGAGACTTGAAATTTTATTATTTGTTTCCGTCGTTGTTTTAGTTGGTCGGTGAGTGCTGGTACCAGCAACTAAGAGGTCTACCATAATCTGCATGGTGCCAATCCCTGTTTCTGTATAGTGTACGCCTGTGTCGTAATACGCTTCCCAGGAATCATACTGATCAGTAGGATCAACCGATAAATCGTGTAACAGCTTAAGCTTCGTATCCAGTCTTTTCCTCAATCTAGGATCGAATACCTTGATCTGTGTGTCTAAAACAGATGATATGTCTTCTTGTCGAATTAATATTCCGTCGTCATCGACTTTTTTTAAATCTTCTATATCCCCGATCGGCTGAGTTGCTGTATCATCAGAGGGCGTCCAGGTTACTTCTGTAAAGCGGGGAGATCTCTGCTGAATGACATCTTCTCCAACCAGATTTCCGAAATTATCAAGTATTAGTTTGTTTCCTTGATCATCTAGTAGATAAGCAGTACCGTCCATTTGATAGCTAGTATTTGAAAACTGTCCGTCATCATAACTAGAAAAACCTGTCTCGTTTTCAGCCTCATCCGGGACAAAGTAGTTGTATACAAACTTTGCGGATGATTGAGCCGGCCTGGGTATCAAGCACTTTGTAAAAAATCTAGATGCGATAATAGCCATTTTTATCCTTCAGACAGTGCTGTTCTTATTGTTAATCGATAATTGTCGACTCGAATCAAACCGTTTACTGTATTATCTATAGTTGACGCGAGGCCTACAGAAGAGCTTTCAGCTGCATCTTTCCAGGTGTCTTCAGGGATCGAACCGGTGTCGGTAATCCAGTCATTGTGTATCCCTTCCAATCTCACACCTATCACAAGATCAAAAATCCCCGGGGTAAAGACAGATGACGCTATAGAATTTCCTCTTGCGTGTTGAGAATGAGACAATATTTCACTTAGAACTAGCGACTTTTTACTTATCAGTGGGTCGGCATAGTATGCCTCCTGGCCAGATCTTACTAGCTGAGGTTCTAGCACTTTGCTAAGTTTTTCTTTTGACGTCTCGAATGTCAACGGGTACCCGGCAGTTGCTGCAAACTTTGCTAGTCCTGCTGGTTCTAGTCGATTCTCGAGGTCTGTGTCTTTTTTATAGAGACTTTTATAGGTTGTATTGTTGAAGCCGCCTCCGGGTTCGCTCAAAGAAGGAGCGTTATTGGTTTTTATCTGGCCGTGCCATTTGGCCAGGTCTGTTACGCCTTGCATGTTTATATTGTTGTCGGAAAGGCACCACTCAGAAACTGTCAGCCTTGTTGTTCTTTCAAAAATGTATTTTAATATCTCAGATTCTAGAACTGTTCGAGCCAGTTTTAGTTCGTCGGCGCCGCCTTCTTCAAAAATCTGCTGTCCTTTCTTAGTACTAAGTGTCACAAGGTCCGCGCCTGCAACGAAAAACTCCGCGAGGAGGAGCATATCTTCAAAGGTGGAGGCACCAGGTGCGGCGGCTGCGAGAGCTATCATCTCTCTGTTGATACTGTATTTGCTATCGTATACGATTCCACCAAAGTCTGGTGTAAACGTTACAAACTCACTAAATTCACTTGATCTATCAGCAGATATTGTATATTTTAATGACTCAGCTGAATTAAACGTTTTATCTGAGAATTCATTGGTGTATTTCAATAAGTGATTTCTCATTAAGCTTATTGGTACTCCTATGAATATAATGTCTTGAGTCTCATCGTCATTGAAGGTTTCAAGGTATGATAAAGCAGCTTCATCGAGATTAGAATTGAAATCAGTGGGTGTAAACCCATAGTTACTTTCCGCTTGTTCTAGTAATTTTAGTCTATAGGTAGCATTTCCAATTTGCCTTACGCTAGTGTTACTCAAGAAGCTTCTAAACCTATCAGGAACTTTATTGTAGGCATTTATTAACTCTGAGTCTGCGTCATCATCAACAGCAAAGTCCGCTAGCAACCATGTAATTGCTAAGGTAATTGTCCAGAAAGAAAGCAAAACTGCTGCTGGAGAAAAAGCAGCGGCAGGGGCAGAGTGCTCATCAGCAGCAGTCATTAACATTTTTCTAACATTTGACGTAGTTATTGAGGTTCCTGTTTTTGGATCGATGCCATAGACTCCCTGATTTGCCGAGAGCATGCTCATAAATGGATCCATCAGTCCGCCGAAAGATTCGAGATCTTTTAAAAATTGTGGGTCATCTTCTTGCCAAATTGATGGCACGTTTTTGTAATTTACCTGTTTAAATGCTTTGAAGATGCTTGTTATGTCTTCTAAATTACATGTAGGCTGAGGACCGGAGACGTTGTAACCAGTTATTTCACCGGTGTCTTGAACAAGTGTGGGAATTAACCTTGAATAAACGCTCTGTTGCTTAAAAATTGTCTTGATTAAATCAGAAGAGTTTCCTAAGCCGGCTTGAAGGCTTTGATCGACGCCCGTACTGTGCTCGAGCATAGCTTCTATTGTGCCTGGGGCGAGAACGACGTCACCAGAAAGAGTACTTTCAATTATTATTAAATATATTTCAAAAATTAGAGCCATCAGTTGGCTTCGGTCCATGGCGGAGTGTCTGGTCGTTCCTTCTGGGAACACAGAGACTGAGCCATCGTTGTGACCCCCGAATTGGAAGGACGCTATTGAACAGATGGATTCAACCCGATTGTGAAGCATTTGTCCTACTATGTAGCCGTCGGAGTGAGTTCCCATCATATTCTGGACGACGGAGTCACCTGTGAAGACAAACTTCTGGCCAGGATAAATGGACGGCCATGATTGCGGGTCTGTGCCGTCAGGCTGAGTTAATAGCATGATTTCAGAAGGAGTCAGCCTTGCGGCCTGGAGAAATCCTCCGTCCATGCCTGCGGGCACTTTGACGTCTTGGTCATTACATAGACTGGCCAGTATGCTAAAAAATTGTGTTTGCTCAAATTCAGAGTCCACGTCAGGATCGTAGTAGCCTAAGTAAGACTCTGTTAATGTGCCTACTGTCTCTATTGGGCCTGACCACAGCTTCGAAGCAGCCCAGGACATAAAAGCGTCGCTATGGTATAGACTAGTAGGGTCTTTCGAATGGGGTTCTCCGCGGCCGATGTCGACGGCGTACTCTCTACCTTGGGGCGTAAGTCCTTGGGTTAGATCGTAAAGACACAGCCTTCTAAAAAACATTGACTTTAGCACTTTATTCTGGGAATTTCCTGATCTATTAGACTTTATAAACTTGGAAAGTCCTATTAGTTGGTGTAAAGCACTGGAGTAGGAAGACTGAGACGCATGCTGACACTGCTCAATCATGGCAGCGACGTCCTCGTAGAGCTGGGTAATCAGAAGTCTGGTCGATCCTATGCCGCTATGAGACCGGAGTCGAGTAAAATATTCTCCAGTGCCTCTGTTTTGAGAGTCGATTGTGGAAACTGTATTACTAATTAGAGCGTGAAGAGATCCGTCTGGAGCTATCTGAGATGGGTCAGCTCTGAGCTTGTCCATAATCGCAGTTTTAAAAGTATGCTTGGTCGGGTCGACGCTTTCATATTCTGTCTCGCCATCAATAGCCGGATCTAACATGTCGTATGGAAGAAACGTCACGTACGAGGCAGTTGAGGTCTCAGAGAATCTTATCGTGCTCGATAGACCTTTATCGGAAAAGTCGACGCCGGCATATGAAAGTCCCGGAGAAGTTTCGCCGCGCATGCGTAACGTCGAAAACATATAATCAGCAATCGGTATCTCAGAGACTTTTGTCCATGGACGAGTTGAAGACTGCATGGTGGTGGCGGTCATCGATTGCACATTATCAGGAGTCAATTGGCCGACTAAGGAAGCGTCTCCAGCAGTTGCGTCAACTGTCATTCCTATAGATGTCTGGAGTTCTGTTGCTACTATACTTGCTAGGTAAAATATCGCCTCTTCGGCGGTCATTGTCTCTGTTACCTTAGGGATCATATGATTCA